AACAGTTATAAAGATACATTGAGTTTACAAATACCCAAAAATTCTATATAATGGATGAGTGAATGCGCAATCCCAATGGGAGACGCTGGAGAAGATTTTACCACAAGCGATCCGTGAGCAACTGGCTGCCTTGCTCCTTGAGCGGATTGGCGAGGGATTTGGCAAGGTGACGGTCGAGATTAAAGATCATTCCATTAAGATGTTGTTTATAGAACAATCATATTTGGCTGTAAAGCCTGGGAATAATTAATAAACTAGCTATTACTTCCTGCCGGCTTCACTTTTATTTGAAATGGTATATAATAAATTCAATAGCCAACGAGCAAAACGCCGGGGCCTTCACAGGTCCTGGTTTTTGTTTAATCCAAAGAAAGGATAATGATATGGAAATCTCCCCAATTGCAATCGTGATCTTCGTGGCAGTGGTCAACGAGCGGCTGATCGCCGGCTTCATCAAGCCGATCTTCGATAAGTTCACCTGGGATACTTTCTGGCTGACCTATATCGCCTGGGTGACCGGCGGACTGTTAGCCTGGCTGACCGGGGTCAATCTGTTCACGGGCTTCTTGACCTCGCCACTGGCGGGCCTGATCTTAACGGCGATCGTAGCCGGCGGCGGATCGAACCTGTTGCACGATATTTTCAAGCCGAAAGAATAATTTACAAGCAACTGCCGGAGGGGCGCCTTGATTGTGAACTGGCGCGGGATGTGTCATGGGCGGGGCCGGCGGCTACAGTTGAAAGGGTGAATTAATTGCGACGCTATTCAGATGTCGAACAAGCTGAGGCGATTGTCCGCTTGGCTTTTAATCGTTATGATTTTATCAAGACTGCCCAAGAAACCGGTATCTCTGTTTGGACGTTGCGTCGCTGGAATAGAAACATTCCTGATGTACCAAGTGCATTAAGTGCACCGAATGCACCAAGTACCCCAAAAAAAGGGGTGGCGGAGCTATTGGAGTACGCTCTTGAGCATATCCTGATGGCAGTACCTGAAAATATCAGTGGGCAGCAATGGGCGGTGACCGTGGGGATCCTTCTGGACAAGTGGCTCCTGATACATGGGGAACCTACACAACGTACAGAAAACCTGGTAAAGACTTTTGAGGATTTAGATTCACTTCCATATGACGATCGCATGTCAGTTATTGAACGAGCAAAACGATATCTCACTGGCTTTAGCACTGGCAGCCCTGACGAAGGCAAACCGGGACTATAAAGATCGCGATTGGCGGAGATGGCTTCGAGAAATTTTCCCCAGCTACGTCACTCAGGATTTCTCGCCCAGGCATGTAGAGTTTTGGGAATGGACGCAAAGACTTCGCCCGGGTCTGCGTCCGCCGGCATTGATCGCTATCTGGCCACGGGGTGGGGGCAAGTCCACGTCGGTCGAGCTGGCGGTCATAAGGATCGGAGCGCGCAAGGCCAGGCGGTACGTCTGGTATTGCTGCGAGGTGCAGGACCAGGCTGATAAACACGTGGAAACGATCTCGTCGATGCTGGAAACAAAAATGGTCGAAGCGGCATATCCGGAACTGGCCACCCGGATGGTGGGGAAATATGGCAGCTCCAAAGGCTGGCGGCGTTCTCGGTTGAGAACAGCCAGCGGATTGACAGTCGACGCCATCGGTTTAGACACAGCGGCGCGAGGCGCCAAAGTCGAAGAGCAGAGGCCCGATCTCATCGTGATGGATGATGTGGACGGCAAACACGATTCGCCGGCCACCATCAAGAAAAAGATCGAGATCATTACCAATTCATTATTGCCGGCGGGCTCGAACGATTGCGCAATCCTGTTCGTGCAAAACGTGATCCATCCCGATAGCATTGCGGCTCAGCTCGTGGATGGCAGGGCAGACTTCATAATGGATCGGGTTGTCTCGGGTCCTTATCCAGCAGTGGAGGGTCTGACCTACGAACAGCGGGAAGGTAAATTCTACATTACCGGTGGATTGGCGAGCTGGGAAGGCCAGAATTTACAGGTATGCCAGGAGCAGATCAACACCTGGGGACTGACGGCATTCCTGCAGGAGGCTCAGCATGAGGTGAGCGCGCCGCCCGGGGGGATCTGGGACCACATCGAGTTCAGATATTGCGATTACGATAAAATTCCCGACCTGGTGAGAGGCTGCGTATGGGTGGACCCGGCAGTGACGGCCACCGACCAGAGCGATAGCATGGGAATCCAGGCGGATGGGATCGATTCATCCGGCAACATTTACCGGATCTTCTCATGGGAACAGATCACCTCTCCGGAGTCAGCCATCCGCAAAGCGATATTAAAGGCGCTGGAACTGGGTTTCGATCACGTGGGGGTGGAGACCGACCAGGGCGGGGATACCTGGAAGTCGGTATACAACGAGGTATGCCGCAAGATAAAGGAAGAAAAGCCGGAAGTGCTGTTCTATCCGCCCGAGCCAGAGGAACCAGAGGAAGATCCAAAGATAAAGCCATTCCCAGGGTTCCGAAGCGATAAGGCCGGCGCAGGTTATGGTAGCAAGGTCGAGCGCAACTCGCAGATGCTGACCGATTACGAGCATGGGCGGATAATCCACGTGCGCGGTACGCATGCCGTGCTGGATCGGGCTTTGAAGCGCTTTCCACTCACGAAGCCGCTGGACCTGGCGGACGCGTCCTTCTGGTCCTGGCACGATTTACGCAAGTCGAAAGGTCAATTACGATGATAAAAAAACCACCGGTTATCGAACGGATAAAAATCGCCTACGACGTTTTCAGACGCGGGTATCCACAGCGGAGATGGAATGGAGAACCAAGCCGTAAGCAGAAATATTCCTTAATTTGGCCGAAATGGCGGTTGGGGGAGCCTGATTGGCATATCGTCGATTTGCAGTCCTACATCGATGAAGGGTTCAACCTGAATACTTTGATCTATTCGGCAATCATGTATAAATGGCGGTCTGTGACGGCTGCCCCATTACGCGCCTACGGCGGAGACCCGGATCATCCAGAACTCCTGGAGGCCGATCATCCACTGGCAAAGCTGGTGGATAGACCTAACCCGGCCATGAGCGGTGTGCAACTCATGGGATTGTGCACTATTTACCAGAACCTGGCGGGCTATGCCCCGATCCTGATGCTACGCCCGGTGAAGGGTGGCTTGCCCGAGAAGATGATCCCACTCCGCCCGGATAGATTCTACGTGGTGCCGGATAAGACTAAGGGTGGCGTGATGGGCTACCTGTATATTCCAGAGGGCAAACAGCGCTCAGAGGGGATCCCAATCCTGGCACAAGATTGCGCCTTCCCAAAGTTTCCCAACCCGGGTGATCCATTGGATGGGTTTGGGTATGGTTTGTCGCCCATGTCTCCTCTGGCAAACTCGGCGGATGTTGATAACATGGTCACCAAATTCCTGAAACTCTTCTTCGAGCATGGGACCATGCTCACGGGATTGTTGAAATTCGAAGATACGCTCAATGACGAGGAAGTTGCGCGTGCCAAAGCGCGCTGGATGGAGATGTACGGCAGCTATGAGAACTGGACCGAAATCGGCGTGTTGGACAAGGGCGGAGATTACAAGCAACTCGGGATGACTTTCGATGAGATGGGCTTCGAGGTCTTGGACGAGAGAAACGAGAGCAGAATACTGGGACCGTTCGGGGTGCCACCCATCTTGATCGGCAGCCGCCTGGGATTAGCAAGATCCACCTACTCGAACTACGAGCAGTGCCGTAAGGCGTTCTGGGAGGATACGATGGTCCCGGAGCTGGGGCTATTCGAGAACGAGCTCAAATATTTCCTACAGAGCGACGACGGCGGGTTCGTGAAGTTCGATATGAGCGGAGTGCCGGCATTAAGGAAAAATGTCCCGGAGCTGGTGACGGCTTGGGGAGTCCTGGTCGACCACGGAGTGACGAAAAATAATGCCACGAAGGCAACCGGCCTGGAGAACCTGGGCGAATTCCCGGATGGCGACGTAATCTACATGCCGATCAACATGATCCCGATGGGGAGACCAAAGCCGGCGCTGCCGACAGGAGTAACGCCAGATACAGAGACGTCCCAAACCGATAACCAGGGGGCAGCAGAAGCGGAAGCGCAGGCGCAGGAGGGAACGCCTAAGGCAAGCCCTTTTCGGAAAGGCTGGACGCCTGAGCAGAAAGCGGCTCATTGGAAGGCGATCGACAGGATCGCCACTGCCTGGGAGCCGAAATTCGGAGAGGGGGTCGTAAAGGCATTCGAGACCGACAAGCGTGAGATATTGGCGCTCCTGACCGAGGCCGGGAAGAGCGCTCGTAAGCGCAAGGCCACCATCGATTGGCAGGAGTTCCTGCTGAAAGTGATCCATTACATTCAGATGGGGGGGAAGGATAACTGGCGGGAGGTGTTTGCGCCGCTGATCAGGGGCGTAATCACCGACCAGGCTGAGCGGTGGGCGGTGGAGCTGGGGCTGCAGTTCAACGTCGAGAACCTGTTTGCGAGCGAATGGTTCGACCAATACCTGATGAAATTTTCGCAGGCGATCGGGCAGACCACCATCGACGACATCAGCGCCATTATGGCGCAGGCCGAGCGGGAGGGCTGGAGCATCCCGGATATGCAGAAGCACCTGGGGGAAGTGTTCGACCAATATATGAATGGGGACTTAACGCCAGAGGACTTCGCCTGGTTCGAGGAGCGGATGCCGGCGTATAGGAGAGAATTAATAGCGCGTGATCAGACCATGCGCGCCTCAAATGGAGGTAATCACGAATTGTATTCGGAGTTCCAGGTTTCTGAGCGGGAATGGCTTTCGACCAAAGACGACCGGGTTCGTGACGATCACCTGGCAATGGACGGTAGGACCGCAAAGATGGATGAAGCCTGGAGCATGCCAGACGGCAGCCAGGTCATGTTTCCGGGTGACGATAGCTTAGGGGCGCCGCTGGGTCAGATAATCCAATGCCGTTGTACAGAGATCCCTGTGATACCTGAAGGAGGATAACGATGATCGAATATAAGATCGTAAAACGAGGCCGGACGCCACATGAGGATGATGTGATCCTGAACAACTACGGCTCGGAGAACTGGGATTGCTTCCATGCGACGGCGATGGATTTCTACTTCAAGCGGGTGAAGGCGGTCCGGAAAGCGGGACCAAGTGAAAAGAAGCCGGCGAGACCGAAGGAGACGAAATAAATAGCGATGCGGGATAAGGTACTGGCAACCTGCGAGAATCATAATCTCGATATGTGGGTTCAAATCCCACTCCCGCTATAAGAAATGTTATAATTAACATATCGGAAATAAACCGAAAACAATTATTATCGTACGCCGATGAGTGGCTAAAGTCACCGGGGCTTCCTGAAGCCCCGGTTTTTTTGTTAACAGGTGGAAATATGGAACATAAAACATTTCCTGCGTTCCAACTTAAGATCGATGGCGACCAGGGGATCGTCACGCACATCGTCGCCGTGTTTGGCAACATCGATTTGGGGGCGGACGTCATCCAGCCAGGGGCATTTGCCAAGACCATCACCGAGCGGGGTAGAAAAATCAAGGTGGTGGACTCGCACAACTACAACTCGACTCTGAGTGCTATCGGTGTGCCGCGCTCTTTAAGAGAGATCGGGCACGACGAGCTGCCGGCTAACCTGTTGATGGCCTTCCCGGATGCCACGGGGGCGCTGCTGGCAGAGACGCAATTCCTCCTGAATACACCGGAAGGCAAGGGCGTGTTCGACCGCATCAAGGCGGGGGCGATCGATGAGTATTCGATCGGGTACGATGCCTTGGATTTCGACTACTCGAAAGCCAGCGTGAATGGGAAAGAAATTACGGTCCGCAATTTGCGGACGATCAAGCTATATGAATATTCGCCGGTACTCTTTGCGATGAACGAGGCGACCGGCACGCTGGGGGTCAAGGGAAAACAGAAGGGTGACCAGCCAGAGGAAGGCAAACCCTGGGATATCTTCAAGACTGGACCGGATGCAACTCCTTATTGCGTCTACAAGGTCGACGAAGAAGGCAACAGCACGGGGGAATCATTGGGATGCCATGCGACCGAAGAGGAAGCGCGCCAACAGGTGGAAGCGCTGTTCGCGAATGAGGGCAAGGCGATCTCGTTCCGGGAAGCGCTGCAGCAAGAGCAGAACGAGCGTGATTTATGGGAGCGGCATTGGCAACTGGAAGGCGCCTCGAACGATTCGATCATCTCGATTATACGAGACGAGGCGGTCACCGACAAAGCCACGGCGATCCGGGAAAGTCTGGGTCAATTTGCCGAGGCAATGGCTGCCTGGTACGTGGAGGCGATCAATGCCGGCTTTTATAACGAGATCATGGGCAAGGGCGATACCGCAATCAAAGCCGGGCGGGTACTGGCAGCCAGGAACGCCGAGCGGATCTTGAGCGCCGTGCGGGCATTGACGGACGCACTGAATGATGCAGGAATTACGCTGGAGGAACCCTCCAATCAGGAGGAATCCAGCGATGAAGAACCAAAAGATGCGAATCAGGCCGGGCCGGATGGAGAACCCACACCACCCACCAAAGAAGAGGATCTGTTGAACCTAATCAATCTCCATGAACTGGAGATCTCTATTTTGGAGGTGTGAGATGAACTGGAAAGAGAAACTGGCCGAGGCTAAAAAGATCTTCGACCAAATCAAGGCCATCGTGGCCAACCCGGCGGCAACCGTCGAAGAAAAGAACAAGATCGAAGGCATGCTGGCGGATGCCAAGAAACTGCAGGCGGAAGCCGCGCAGCTCAAGGACATCGTCGAAAATGCCGCAGCTTTGGATGGTATCCTGGAAAAGGCTAATAAGCCCGATCCAGATGAACCCCAGCCGCAAGGCCCGAAAAACCCCGAGAAGTTTGCGGATTGGTCGGAGTTCCTGTACGCCTGCTGGCGTGCAGAGCATCCGAAGGCTTCTTTTCAATGGGTTGACCCACGCCTGAGATTCCTGCCGCACGAGAAGGAGCCCGGGCATGAGAAGAAGGCCAAGAAAGATATGGCGGAAGGCACCGGCTCGACCGGCGGCTTCCTGGTGCCGGTCGAATTCCTGGCGCAACTCCAGGCTGTGACGGCAGAAAACTCGCTGGTGCGCGGACGAGCGACTATCATCCGCATGCAGCGCCGGCAGATAACCCTGCCCGCGTTGGATCAGACCGGAACTACGGCGGGCGTGCCGCACTGGTTCGGTGGAATCGTATTCCACTGGGGCGAAGAGGGCGAGGAAAAGGACGAGGAAGATCCCCTGTTCCGCGATGTGAACCTGGTGGCTCACAAGTTGTACGGCTACACCCGGGCTTCGGATGAGCTGGTGGAAGATTCCGCCATCTCGCTGGCCGATTTCCTGGCGGGTCCTTTGGGCTTCGCGGGCGGCGTGGCGTGGATGGAAGATTTCGCCTTCATCAATGGTACGGGAGCCGGGCAGCCCCAGGGCGTGATCACCGCCCCGGCGACGATCGTCGTTCCCCGGTTAATCGTCGGTGGGATCAACTACGTAGACCTGTGCAACATGCTGCAGAACTTCCTGCCCTCCGGGCGGGGGGTCTGGTTCTATACCCAGAGCGCGCTGGCGGCA